GTCCCACCGTACTTCTTGTATTTTGTATTCAGTTTTTCTAGTACGGGCACCTTTTACGATTTCATAAAAATGATTCATACCATTTGGTGTACTGGTAATAATAATGTTTGCATTTGGATCTGAACTAACAGTAGGCAAAACAGAATCGGCAAACTCATGCCAATTATCAATAAATGCGCACTCATCTACATATAAACATGAATGACCATTACCATGTTTATCAATACCACCAACAAATGAGAATCCGCGGAATGCATCTCCATTTGTCGCAGAAGTAATACATTTAGATCCATTTTCAAAATAGATAGATTTAACGTTCCATTTAGTTACGCCTTGTTGTAACCAAATAGGTAACTTGTTGAACGTCTGTTTCATTTTATGTAATACTTCTGTTGCGCCTTTTTCAATATTAGCACAAACACCAATAGAAGTATCTTGAACAAAATTAAGTGACCATATAAATTTTAATGAAGAAGTAACCGTTTTACCTAATTGTCTACCAGCTAATAACACAAGCCGGTTATTATCAAGCATATTAAGTATATATTCTTCTTGATAGTCGCGAAGATCAGGTATTCTCCATCCTGTTTTTGTTAATACTTTACAATAATTAAAGATAAAGTATTTTAGATCTTCTGAACATTTTCTAATTTCATCAATATGATATTGGTTTAACGGTAACTTAACATATGCTGGCTTTAATTCCCTATTACCATTAAATGAGATTCTATTACCTTCTGAATCTAAATAATATCCCTCCGAATCCATCGGTATTTCCAATAGATGATCTGGATGTTTAGATTCTAATGGGTGTATACCCCATGGGATATGTTTAGACATATTTTGTTAAGAGTTCCGTAATTCTTTTAGAATATCATTGATATTAAATGCACCAGTTGCATTAACTTGAGTATTATTAACTGTCCCAACATTAACTGTAGTTTGTTGCTTTTTACGCAATTCTCTTAGTTCTTTTAATGCAGCAATTTTGGTTGATGCAAGTTCACCTATCACCCGATATGCACCAGGTGCTTCTGATAGTTCACCAATTGCCTGTACTTTTTCTATTGAATCATCTAATTGTTTTATTGTATCTTTTAGTTCTGATTCAACATAATCTATATTTTCTTCAACCCGTGTATCTTCTATTGTAGTTGGTTGATTGGGCATAGATTGTACAATCTCATAGGACTCTTGTGGTTTAATACCAAGGGTATGTTCTAGTTGTGTAAATGTTGACATATATGTTAATCCGTAATTTTACTATCTATCCAACCCCATTCATGCATATTAATAGTAGTTGTATCAATAACACCAATACCTGTTGTCTGAATTGGGGCAAATATGAATCCTTTTAATGTGAAATTGAGAGTCCAATCAAATGAAGCGTGGTCAGAAATATCACCATAAGTATCAAAGTCATTTGATACCTGTACTAATTCTACAGTTACATCTGTAACAAAATCAGGATAGTCCTTAAGTGGTTTAATTTTAATCGTCATTGACGGTTGAAAATGTGGTAATATTTGCTCAACTATCTGTAAACTATCCTGTATATCATTTGCTGTAATATATAATGAAAATGAAAAGTCATAAGGTATAAAATTTCTTGACCAATGTACACCATTGGCTGACTTCATTCGTTCTATTGTATTACCAGAAGTTTTACGAAGTTCATCTACACCAATTACCGTAAAATCAAAACCCATTCTTGGGAATGTTTGTGACCATGGGTTAGAAAACGATTCATATGCTTTACCTTGGTTTGAAAAATGTAATGGTACCTTAATGAGTGTAGATCCGGTTGATGTTTTCCTTTCTATATTGATATTAGAAAACAGATATCCAAAACTAGCAACCATTGCTCTAATAGTACCATAATAAAAATAATCATAACCTAGCATATATTATATCCTTAGAATGTCTTTGCAAATGGATTATCAACATCAACATCCTTTAATCCATTTAATAATGTATCAATAACATCATTTTCATATCCAGTTTCTTGTGAATCTGTAATATAAGAATCCTTATGAGCATTAACGGAGTCGATAGTTGATGTTAATGATTCGCCTTTATTCGACCATACACCACAACGAAGATTATACATCGGAACATAACCACCAAATTGTACAGCACCTACATTATCAATATCACGGACATCAAATACAACATCAAATTTAGGATTATTGGTTTTATGTTGTAAAAATATAATATCCCCAACATTTGGTGTACTACCATCACCAAATACTTCTGTAAATCTTTTAACCATAACAGTAAATGTTGCAGTATATTGTAAAAACATACCAAATTTACTATATGTTTGGTTTAATTCATCTAGACCACTCTGTTCTTCTATTATTGCCTCTAGATATTTTCCATTTTTAAATTCACCATCAGATCGACCAAGTAAGTCATCTACATTAAATACATCTCTTGGTACATATACAATATCCCAACCGGCAAATTGAATATATTCAGTTGCCAGGTCTTCATATAGACTTTTTTCTTCATCTGTACCTAATGGATTAAAATATGGATTAATCATTTTATATTACCCGATATGAATCATTGGTGGCATCATCCATTTATCCATGATTTCATCACGCATTCTCTGGATGTTATCTGATGCAATTTGCATCATTTCTTCTGAATTAATAGTAATACCACCTGGTAATGTAACATTCGAAAATTTACTTAGATTTGTTGCCATTTGTCGTTTAATTAACCATGTACTATATTCAATCAGCCATGGATCATTTAACATTGAAGTATGTTCTTCTGGATCTAGTTTAATCCAACCTTCAATCACTATATATTGACCTGGAACATAATCATTCCAATTTGTTATTATTTTTAAGGCATTTCTATGTTTAACAAAATTCCATCTTAATTTTGTATTAAGTATACTCTGGAACTCTGCTGCTTTACTTTCATAATTAAGATATGATGTTATACCAGCTGTGACACCCGCACGTCTCATTTCCTGGAATAGGTATATATAATTCGATGTTAATAATCCACCACCGAATGCAGTATTACCAGGATATACTTCTTCAACACCTGTTACATTATCTGGTAATATGATTTCTTTATTTGCAATTTCTGATTCTGATAGGGCATGTGCCAATAATACCTTTTCAGTCGCATTAAAATGATACTCTCTATATAAAGATAATGCATCATTAATTCTATCAATAAATTGATCATCTGTTACATTAACACGAATAACAGGATCACCAAGACTTCTTTTTATGTATTCAACCAATCCATCTATTGTGGTTATTGATCCAAATGTACTCATATTTAATTAACCTTTATAGTTTCATCTAAATTTATTTATACTGCAATATAATTAATTAAAGCCCATAGGGATGTTTATAATTGTTGACCGTATGTACATGTATCTTATTACTATAAACATCCCTATGGGCTTTATAATGACATTTAACTATATTTTATGTTTGTGCCGCATTAAATGCCGTTAGAAAATCATTATACACACCAATGTTATCAATCTCTGCCTGAATTGTTTCATTACTATTAATGGCAGTTTGATTTGAATCTGCAACACCGGCGATTACATTAACTAGCGCATTATACTTATCTTTCCAATTTACTATTTTATCAACACTACCATCAACAATATAGTTTTGACTTGCAAACGCCATAATATATAAACCCTTTTCTTAGAACCCAATTAGAATACGATAGTCTTCAGTTTGACCAACCGCTCGATACACTGGAAGACGATTATCAACATATACAATTGTTCCTGATGCAGTATTAATATCACCAGCTAATACTTTTTGCGCCGTAACTGGTGCACTAGATGTATTAAGAATATTAGACCATAATGAAATTTGTCTAAAATCTAATAGTTCACTAATACTAATTACATTTGTATTATATGATTTTGATACCATTAAAGTAATACATTTAACAGTATAAACAGAATTAACATCTGGGTTACCACCAGTACCAGTATTACCTTCAAAATAAACTGGAATCCATTCATCTGTGACAAAGTTTGAAAACATTGCAGGTGAAGTAATTTTATATAAAAACTTCCAATCTGGATTTGTTGTATCATTGGTATCAGTATGAGTTGGTTTTGTATTTGATACTACATTGCGTAATGCAATATATACATTCCATTCGTCCGTAATAACAGCAGTACCAGCATTATATGCAGTATTCACCGTCCAATTTATACGTTCAATCACAGGAGCTACTTCTGTAAGAGCGATTCTTGCACCCGCAATTGCATTTGTTCTAAAATCAGCCGATGCGGTATCAGTGTTTGGTTGTGGTACAACAAACCCAGGAGTGGATTCTGTTCTACCAAGTGCATCTGTTGGCCATGCTGTGCTTCTACCAAACCACATATACATTGGAGATGTAGCTGTTGCGGAGAAAGACGCATTTATATAAGATATTAGATTATTTGTTCTAAATTCGCGAGTTAAAATTGCTGCCATATTAAAAATCCTTTGTTACATAACATTATGAACTTATTGTTATATCTGTACTTCTGTAATATATATGATACAGTCGATCATACGTATTTATTAGTGGTGTTGTGTCAATTGGTATATCCATATCATTAATTCTAAAAAGTTTAATGTCATAACTAGATAGTACATCAAGTTGATTAATTGGTTGTGTACTTAATAACTCTATCCAATCATTATAATCATACATATATGATGATAATGGTACACTATATGTAATATTTGGTCTAGTTGATGATGCCACTACACTATACAACTGACTATAATACTTTTTATTATCTGGTGTTAACAGTTCAATATTATTTAAATCTGTACTGGTATAAAAGTATTCATAGTATTTTTTGAATGAAGTATCATAGAAGTCAATAAGTGACGGCGATACAGTTGGCCATAATGATTTAATATAAAGTTTAGCTGATGGTGTAGACAATGTATCATCGTATAACTTATATAAAACTGCGCTTGTTACTACACTTGTAATAAGGTATAAATGTAATAACCTAAATCCAGCAGGAATCATTGTTGTTCTAATAATATTCATATATGCAACAGGGTTTACTGTTGTACGAGTAATGATTGTGAATGTACTAATTAAACCCTCACGAATATCATATTCATCTCTATCAATTGCATTAGTATTATCAGCCTTCAACATATCATATTCATATAGCTGCAATGAATTATTGATAAAATCTTGTATTCGTTCAATATCATTAATTTTTATTGAAGTTATACCGGTTTGATCAATGGTGTATCTAATAGTTGCATGAAGTTGTTCCGTGCCTCGTAGACCATTTACATCAAATGTATATGTTTGAGTACTTGTTGGGTACTTAATAATACCAAATGATACTTTACCGGTTGTAATGGTAAATGATGCATAATCATTTGTAATTGTTTCATCAATAAATGCTACATTATTGATTTCATTGAATAATGCTTTACTGATAATTGGATTATATGAATTTTCTAAATAGAATCCATCTTTATCAATTTCTCTTGTAACTTTGCCATTCCATCCATCTAAATTAAGTCTACTTATGGATTTAATTTTTAAATATGAATTGACGGATGGAAAGTATAGAATTTCATTATCATTAAATGTATTATTTGATACTACCCAGATATGATTTTCGTTATATTGATTAAAATATGTTACACAGCTACCTGATTTAGTATTCTGCCCATCAATA